TAAAAATGAGGTCTGGAGGCCGCGATGAAAAATTTAGATCAATTTATAGGTAGTCAGTTTACCTGGTTCATAGGATCCGTTGTTGATATCGACGATCCTCTCTTATCCAATAGAGTGAAGGTCATGCCTTATGGTTTCTATGATGAGACCATTGATAAGAAGCATCTGAACTGGTCGACGGTCATGATGCCGAATACCTCCTCTTCCTTTAAAGGGTTCGGCTCTAACCATGAGCTGATGGTTGGGTCTTGGGTTGTTGGATTCTTCCGTGACGGTCCATCGGCGCAGGATGCCATTATACTGGGGTCGATCGCTTCCTCTACGGATGGGACGATTGACATTCCCACTGAGGCCCAACTTAACCCTCCTACCAATAAGGTACACAAAACCGAAGCTGGCCATACAGTGGAGATCGACAATACCCCTGGTGCAGAACGTATCCATATTAAGCATACGTCCGGGAGCTTCCTGAGAATGGAGGCCGATGGCACGATTAATATGTCGTCCTCTAACCAGACTGTGAATATCTTCGGTAATACATCGATCACTGGAAATCTGGACGTATCCGGATATACACATTCCGTCGGTGATGTTTCGACCACAGCCGGTAATGCGATCACGCTGGCCAGCCATACACATACCGAAGTACCTGGAACTGGTGGTGCTTCTTCTCCATCGCCTGGAACACAAGAAACATCTGCGGGTAATGGCGAAGGTGGACCAGTAACAGGTGATGAACCAGCCGAATAAGGAGTATAAATACTAGTATGTCTATTAAAACAATTAACTCAAGTTCCGATCGATCTGCCCAGCCGTATGATAGCCAAACGATAACACTCGGCGATGGTACGAAAGTTGAGCAATCTACTGGTATTATTGGTGATCTGCAAAAAGCATCAAGATCGGCAAGACTAAAGCCATGGACTGATCTTGATTTAAGCTTAGTCCTTCATCCAATACGTAAAGATATTATTCCACTTAGGGATGATCAGGCAATCAAGTACTCAGTACGTAATTTGTTATTGACTAACTTTTATGAGAGACCATTTAACCTGGGTATAGGCGCCAATATGAGAGCCCTATTGTTTGAACCAGCAGATGAAATTACAAAGGCGACACTACGTAAAAATATCGTACGATGTCTTACTACAACAGAGAGTCGAGTGACACCGATCTTTGTAAACATAGTCGATGAGCCAGATACGAATACATATCGTATTCTGGTAAAATTCAGAATAAAAGAGGATGATTCTGCAGATGAAGTAGAAATTGTTCTCAGACGTTTAAGGTAAATAATATGGCAACTAATTTAAATGTAACAGAACTAGATTTTGATCAAATCAAAAAAAATCTAAAGAACTATCTCAAGTCACAGACTCAATTTAGTTCACACGATTTTGAAGGATCAGGTCTTTCCGCACTCTTAGATGTGCTGGCTTATAATACACATTACAATGCGATGGCGGCACACTTTGCCTTAAATGAAGCCTTCCTTGACTCTGCACAGATTCGTGGTAACATTGTAACTCGAGCTAAGTTGCTTGGCTACATTCCAAGATCTGTCCTTGCGCCAAGAGCAATTGTAGATCTTATTGTTGATGTCAGCGGAGAGAGTAATGTTCCTAGTTCTCTTACACTAGAACGTGGTACTAAGTTTACTACACAGGTTGACGGTAGAAATTATCGTTATGTTGTAATTAACGAACAGTCTGCATTGATTGATCAGGCCACTAATACATTTACATTCTCAAACGTAACTCTTGTTGAAGGTACAAGGAAGAAGCTTTTATATAGAGTGGACAACGATATTGAAAATCAGAAGTATCAGATTTCAGATGATGACGTTGATACTTCTACACTTAAAGTGCTTGTACAGGCAAACGAGCAATCAACAGCATTTGACAACTATACACAATTCGAATCACTGATTAACGTTGATTCTTCAAGTCGTGTATACTATCTACAAGAAAATTCAAATGAATATTTTGAAGTATACTTTGGTGATGGTGTGACTGGTAAGCAACCGCTTAATAATAACATCATAACACTAGACTATATTTTCACTCATGGCCCAGATTCGAATGGTGCAAACAACTTCACAAAGGTAGATAATATCGGTGGATTTGCTAACATCACTGTTAACACATTAACTAAAGCCCAGGGTGGTACTGAAAGAGAAACAAATGAATCAATACGATTCAATGCTCCTTTGACTTTTACTTCACAGAATAGAGCTGTAACATCAGATGACTATAGAGCTATTATTAAGAAAGAGTTTACGAATATTAATTCTATTTCAACATGGGGTGGTGAGGATAATGATCCACCGGATTATGGTGCAGTATATATTTCAATTAAGCCTATTGTAAATGAGACTTTATCAGAAGGTGAGAAGACTGAAATTATTAATACTATTTTAAAGGGTAAAAGTGTTGTATCAATTACCCCTGTTATTGTAGATCCTAACTTTACATATTTAGAATTGGATGTCGCATTTAAATATAACCCGAATCTTACAGATAGATCTAGAGTAGAATTAGAAGCTGTTGTAAGAGATACTATTTCAGATTATAACTTTAACGAACTAAATAAATTTGATGGAGTGTTTAGACATTCTCAGCTGCTAAGAGCAATTGATAATGCAGATCCTTCTATTCAGAATAGTAGTGTAAGACCATATATGTTTATGGAGATTACTCCTAATTTAGCTGGTAGCGAAATAGATAATAACTTCCAACTAAACTTTACATCTCCGTTTTACGATACTGGTTCTTCCGATAAACATGTTATCACATCTACTAGGTTTAAAGTTAATGGGGAAGATTTATATTTTGGCGATATCCCTATTCCTGGTTCTACTAACAGAAAAGTTATAGCATACAAAATCGTCGATAACACTAATATTACTGTATTAAGTGATTGTGGTGTTGTTGATATATCTAAAGGATCTATAACATTAAATAAATTTATTCCTGATAGCGATTCGGATACTAAGATTAGAATTACGGTTGTACCTAATTCTCTTGACTTAGCTCCTAAGAGAGATCAGTTAATTGCAATTGATCCTCTCAGAGTTGTTATTGCACCAAGTGTAGATACCATCTCTGTATCTGGTTCTTCTGGAACAATTAATTATACAACGACCTCAAGGCTGAGATAAGATGGCTGGAACTCATAAAACTAATAATACTTTATTTAGCTCGGATATATCTTCACCTGGATATATCCAGTCTGTCGCTTCTTCGAAGAGTAAGACTAAAGAGCATTTAAGAACTCCAGAGCTTATACCATCTGAGATACTAGATGTATCTGGTGGTATTGAATTATTATTAGAAGCATATTATGACTATATGAACTTACAAGAGTTTATATATCAAGAAAACGAAACGTACCAAGATATTGTATTAGACGGTAAAGCCGTTTTTAGGGTTGTAGATCCTAGAAATGAAAATGACCACTTCTTTACAGATGACGATGGTGCTAATTCGACTCTTACACTAACAGATGACCGTGGGATTATTAAAACATTTAACTTGCAAAATTTAAACGTTGCGATTTCAAATGGTAATAATCTCCCAGGATCTCTTGCTAATTCTACTTCGGATATTGGTAAGACACTTACGGTTCATGGTTTAGATCAGGTCGTATTAGTAAACGGAGCAGTAACAAATAGTGTAGATGTAGTATTAGCTACATCAGATTCTACAATTACTCCCGGTCAACCAGTCAGTGGAATTGGAATACCTGCTAATGTAACTGTTGATGAGATTAATGGTACTAGCTTAAAGCTAACACAACCGGTATCATTAGATGATGAAGTTGCTCTTACGTTTTCTAACAATACTAAAACAGCCACTATCACAACCCCAGTAAAATACTGGGCTGGCCCTGGTGCATCCTACACTCTTAACACGATTGAAGAGTCATTGGATATTGATAGCACAGCCGCATCTTACTTAGAATTAATTCAAAAAGAAATTGCGGCTGTTGTTCCACGTTCGATACAGGTTAATAAAAGAAATCTATATAAGGCTATTACAGATTATTATAAAATTAGAGGTTCGTCAGATTCTATTGAAGTATTCTTTAGACTATTATTTGATGATGAAGTTGAGGTAGAATATCCATGGAATGAAACATTAATTCCATCTTCTGGTAATTGGGAAGTAAATCCTTCTTTACCTAAAGGCGGTGTATACTTAGACAAAAAAGGATTTTTATCAGACACAATTAAAATCCAAGATAGTTTAAAATACCAAAAGTTTTCTTATTTAATTCGTACTGGTCAAAGCTTGTCTGCTTGGGATTTTTTCTATAATAGACTAGTTCACCCGGCTGGATTTAAATACTTTGCTGAAATTCTTATTCAGTTATTTGGAACGCGTGATGAATTAGGTGATGATCAGAAAATTGCTGGTCCTATTAATTTTATAGGTGGACCAAACCACGGCTTGCCTACTGGAGAATCTTTCGAAGGTTATGGAAGACAAAATAGAATTACATATTCATCAATGCCCGATTTACAGCCTGGGGTTATTGGTCTAGAAGATGTTCCTTTACTTGTAGATCTATTCGCTTCTCTATTCTTACCATTTACTGAAGTTAATATTCATCAGTCTGCCAAAATTGCATTAACTGTAGAACAAACAAGCACTGATGCAAATTATGGTAAAGTAGTTTCTGCAGAAATTGTAGACAGCGGTTTTGGATATACCTCAGCTCCAAGCGTTATAATTAACGGTGTGCCTCAAACCGGACAAACGATTACTCAGGCAGTTATTACAACAACGATTGATTCACTCGGTAGAGTTACAGGTACTAATATAACAAATCCTGGTGATAATTATAACTCTGCATTTGCTAACGTTTCAGCTAATCCAAACTTGTCTAAAGTTGCATCGGTATCAATTGTTCCATCCACTACTAAAAAATATAGTACTCCTCCAGAAGTTATATTTACAGATCCTACTTCTATTGGAGATAACGGACTTCCATTACAAACTAATGTAACTGCTACTGGAAAATATATATTAGAACCTACTTCGGTTAATTCAGTCGAAATGACTTCAGTTGGTTCTAACTATACTATTCATCCGGATATTGCATTTTCAGATCCAGACGTATTCTATACTGCTCAGCCATTCTTTAGCGATAACTTTGAAAATGCTGCTATAGGAGATTGGGATAATAATTATTGGCATATAGTAGGCACCGATGATCATACTGCGTCTATTCAAACTGTAGATGGATCTAAGGTATTAAAAGTACAAACATCCACATTAGACACAAGTGCTTCAGGAAGTATTGGTGGTGCAGTATATCAATTAGAATTAGCTAATCCTGAGTTCACAAATAGACTGCCAGGAAATACAATTAAAGTAAAATGTAGAGCGAAGAAGGCAACTTCAGGTGGAGCAAACACATTTAGGATGGCGTATTCAACAGGTCAACACGGTAACTCTGGTTGGTTTACTAAAAACTTAACAACTGATTGGCAAGACTTTGAGTTTGAATATAATATTGTAACTGATACTCCTACTAATGTAGATTACGTAGGATTCCAAGGTGATGGTAATGATGGTATAGTATATATCGATGATGTTTCTATTACTGTTAAAAAGGATTTCCCAAGAGTTATTAGTGACATTGAAGATGGAAGATTAAATTCAATAACAGTTTTATATAAAGGATCTGGATATAAAGAAGTTCCATCAATATCTATTTCTGGTAATGCAACTGCAGTTGCTCAGTTAGTTCCTTCTAAAGTTGAAAGCGCAGTTATAGTAAATCCAGGATTTGGTTATGTGTTTGATCCACTAATATATATTAGCTCTAAAGCTAAAAACGAAAACCGGGCAAAAGCACAGCCAGTTAAAAAAATCATAGAGTTAAATCATACCGACGTAGATCCCTTATTTAATAAGGTAAATAATCCAGTTCAGACTAATCCTTCAGTGAGAGGAAGACAATTATATAATGGCGGGTTATTACAGAAGGGCGTTCTTAGTTCAGGTCAGAACTGGACTATAACTCAATCGACACCGGCTACTGATAAAACTATGGGTGGTTATGATGTTACGGTAGTGGCTGCTGGATATAGAACACAAGTTAGTAACAATTATTATAATCAAAAAACAAACATATTAGAAAATAGTATGCTTTACGACTTTAACGAAACTTTAGAGGTATTAGGTGATGTAGAATTGCAAAGTACTTCTATAAGTGATATAAATAAATATAACGTGAATTCTTTTATTCATAACAATTAATAGGAAATAAAAATGACGGCAATAGTAACCTCTAAATTCAGAACGTTGAATGCAGAAAACTTTAAAGAGGACATAGCATCTGCTGGCACGAGCGTATACGTAGCCATTGGTAAAAGTGATGCTTGGTCTTATACAACTTCTGATACAACAGATCAAGAACCATTTACACCATACGATAACTTAGACTCCTTAACAGAAGCTAGGGAAAACATCTTCGCTATGAAACTACTAGGAGCGGCTGATGTTACGCATGTTGTACCAAGGCATACCTGGACAACTGGTAATACTTATGTTGCCTGGGATTCAGATGATCCCGACATTTTTGATAAAAAGTTTTACGTGATTACTTCTGAGTTTAAAGTTTATAAGTGTATATACTCTCCAGGTACTGGATCGACTCAAGAGCCAACACAAACTCTAACAGACCCTACAGCTGAATCAGATAATTATATTTGGAAATACATGTATACGGTAGCCGTTGCTGATGCTGAAAAGTTCCTTACTACATCTTATATGCCTGTAAAAACCGTTGATCCTAGATCTGGTGATCCTGCTCAAGCCTCGGATTACCTTAGCGATTCTGCAGCCGAACAGTTTTTGAGTGAAGGTGCTTACGCACAATATCTAAACCAAAAAGCTTCAGTCAACTCTACTACTGCTGGAGGAATTCAAAGAATTGAAGTGACTGCTGGTGGTACTGGATATACTTCTGCTCCTAGTGTAATTATTACTGGTGCTGGAAGTAATGCTACAGCAACTGCTACTATATCAGGTGGTTCAGTTACCGCTATTAACGTAACAGCGAAAGGAACAGATTATTCTTCAGCTCACATTGTACTTTCTGGAGGCGGTGGTTCTGATGCTACGGCTAGAGCAGTACTTTCTCCTGAAAATGGTCATGGTACTGATCCTGTAAAAGAACTAGGTGGATTCTTTGTTGCAGTTAATACACTGCTAGATGGTACTGGTGGTGAAGAAGACGATCTTACAGTAGGTAACGATTTTAGGCAGATACTACTAATAAAAAATCCAGTAAACTACGGAACTACTAATATCTCAACTAGCGCAACGCGTAAAGCTATGCATGGTATTAGCTTTGCTTCTGTTAGTGGAACGTTACAAGTCGATGAACTTATTTTCCAAGGTACTGGAGCAAATAGAGTAGAAGCATTTATTACTGAAATTGATAGCGATGCAGGTGTTTATTATCTTACACAGAATAATAAGACTGGATATGGTAATTTTGCACATACTAACGGCGTTGTGACTGGAGCAACATCTGGTGCACAAGGAACTCCTACGTCTGCTGCAAATACATTCTCAACAAATCCGGATATTGATGTACATTCAGGAGATATTATTTTCTTAGAAAACAGAAATCCAATTGATAGAATTTCTTCACAAATTGAAGACATTAAAATTATTATAGAATTCTAATATAAATATTAGTAAATATACAAGAGAGAACTTATGACTACAACCAATATAAAAGTTTTTCCTGAAGGACCATATAACGACGACTATTTAAAAACACAGTCAGATGGTTCTACTGTAGAAACTAAAAATTATCATAGAATATTATTTCGCCCTGGCTATGCAGTTCAGGCTAGAGAGCTTACTCAAATGCAAACTATGTTGCAGGCTCAAATAGATAGACATGGCCAATATGCTTTTAAAGATGGTTCTAGAGTAGTTAATGGTGAATTATCTCTTAATGTAGAATATGATTTTATTAAATTGGAATCTACAACTGAATTAAGTTTGTTTGAGAATACTGTTATTACTGGAACAAATGGAGTTAAGGC